GTTTGCTTCCATCATGTCATTATTATAAAACCCATCAGTGCCAAAAGGCATGTAATAAGTATCTAATTCTTCTACACTTGAAGCAAATAGTTTTTGCAATCTTGTACCTGTTTCAACTGGTGGTAATCCACCTGAAGACCATGTAATATGTAATGGAACACCATTTACATAATCATTATCTACCATTCTATCAGCCTGATGTGTAATATACCCTTCACCGTTCTGTTCCATTATATTAGCCCTTCTTATGTAAACTCTAGATGCTAATATTTCTCCATCATCATACAATCCAACATGTTTTATCTGTGTCCAGTCACCTTCTTGAAAATCGGGTGGATAACATGGATCACCTGGATTATAATGATATGTTACATGAAAATCAGAAATTGCAAACAATGGTTTACTTGATTCTGGATCAATACCTGGAACTATTAGATGACAAGCCGTATAAATAGGTATCTTATCATCCTTTTGTACTTCTATTTCACTCATTTTATCTCCTATCTTCTTTCCTGTCCCTCTTAGGACTATCACTATATCTGACTTGGGCTATTCTAATATTTTTAGCCTTAAGCCACTGTTTATGTGTCCTCTTTCCTTTACTGTGTTTACTTATTGGCATATTGCCTCCTTTTTAAATTATGCTGGTGATCCGTTTAGGTGGAGTAAACAGATGCAAAACTGCGGAGTTCTACATTAGACCACCAGCAAGTGATCAAAATGTTTTAAGGGGGATTACCCTTGACCAGTATGACAGTGAAGTCAAGATTCCCTGTCACCATAGAGGCCCCCCCTTAAATTTCTGGGAATAAAAATGGTAGGATTCAGCGTGAAGTAATAATCTTTGCACTGATCATTACAACCTACATAACAATGATGACAGTTTAGACTGCTGTTTTTTTTTCATTGCTCTACTATCATATATCATCACGATAAGCATCAGACATTTGTCCATCCTCTTATCTCTCCACTGGTCATACAGCAGAGAATGACTAAGTAGGCACTTGCTCCCGTCCATGGAGTATTAGTGCTTACATGATTATTCCCAAATTGTGCGAGTACACACGTTTGTTGGACTTATCATCAATCTTTAAAGAATGTGTGCCAATAAAATCTAGAGTCGTATTTTGGTTATAAGGTAACGACATGCTTAAAGCACCTTAATATAATGAATGCAGGGTTAGGTGTGCCTACCTAAGGCTATGAACCGAAGACTGTTAAGAACCATATGAACAACACTCAAAGCAAATTTTTTGAAAGGAATAGGTCGTTCACCTCTCGTTAAGTGTCCTAATACAGCCTCGTTTTTTATCAATAGTTGTTTACACCATACTATTTCTGACCATACCTCAAAGTTAATTTCCATAACACTCTTTACATCACCAATGTCTCGTTAAGTGAGTAGGCAAGACGGTACTGGTTAGGTGTTGTCTTTTCCCTTAGCCTCTTGCAAGTCTTTCAAATTTTTAGGCAGCCTTGTAGTTGTGGATAAATGACATGACGCTCAGTATAAATACCGAACCAATGTATAGATCACAGACTGCCTAAGTATAGATCAAGTATCAGTTCTCTTTCTGAACGCTGTTCTACTGCGAAACATTGGACATTCTTTGTCATGTTGTTCCTTTTTGTTGTAAAGAGAATTGTACTCACTGTGCAATAAGGATAGATCATCTTTAAGTCTTTTGATGTCCTTGTTCTTTACATAGTTGATCAACAGCATCATCAAGAATAGGATGGCTATTGCAATGTTATAGATCACGTTGTTTCCTCGCTTTCTTACGCTTATTGCGTTCTATTTGATTGCGAGTACGACCATTAGTGCTAAGAGATGCATTGATCTTTCTTTTAACACGTTTACGGTCTTTAGCCTTTCTGTTTGGCATGTTTACTCCTATTGTTTAGGTATTATAAATCTAATTGAATAGACAACCATTGCGAATAATAATAATAAAGTAAGGTAATCAAACATAGATTCCATTGTTTACTCCTTTTGTTGAATATTAAGTAGTAAGGTATGTATTCTCACACTAACTATAAATAGCCTGCTTGAATCATCTCAGTTACCAACTAAGAAGTATGATTGGTTAGATCATAACATACCCCACAACTACGCTTATGTTTTTATACTGGTGTCTCCAGGTTAGTTAAATCTTTTAGGCACGCCTTTATGTTATCCTAGTTAAGCCAGATGCTTTTAAAGGACAACACGGTGTTTGGTAGGAGTTTATATAATATATAATAGTATAACTAAGTATATTGGGGGAAATATTGCTATCTCCCCCTCAGGGTTGTCTCTCCCATTAATGATATATTAAGCCACCTTGCGTAATACCTGTACTTCAGCTACAAATGTTCCACCACCATCCATCAATGTCTTCTGCATGTCTGGATCAGCGACTTCAATTGCATCTTTCTGTCCTTTAGGTACTATCATGGCAGCGTTAATCATGATCTCTTTACCAGTGTCAGGTCTGCACTTAGCTAGTATAGTACCAGCTAATTGCAAGCCATCTTCAGGATCAACTTCAGCTAGCATACCGACAGTCTGACCTATAATCAGTTTCTTCTGCATACCATCTAAGTGTTGACCTATACCATGCAAAGCACCTTCATCATACCAGTCGTCCTTTGCTTTCCGAGATCTGCTTATACGTGCACTCATGTTTAAGCCTCCTTGTTATTCAAAAAGTAATTAAATAATTCAAAATGAAAAATAACGTAATCACGATAGTGAAAATCCCACGATAGTGGGGTGGGTCTATATAAAACACCACACACCAAAATGCCTCAATTTTAAAACCTTTTTGTAAATCTAATATTTTTCATATATTCGCTACCGCAGATTCTACAGAATATCACCCTTTGAGTACCCCTGCAATGGTTCTGCTTCGAGGGTCAGACGTTGGGTTGTAGGTTATCGAAATAGTTAACTGAGTTCCCCGACACTGCAGAAAACTGCCAAGATATAAGTCTTGAGTAAGGGAGAAATAACTGGCTTTGGACAAAATTCTTGGTTAAAGATCAAAATGCTCAGGGGAAAAGTCTATCTAGTTATTGATTTTTATGCTTATCTTACAGTATGAAGATATATACCCTTACAATAGGCATTGACGAGGAGAATGAGCAAGTAGAGTTCATACAAGAAGAGCAATATGAGACCGAACCTGTTATTGAGGTACCTGATCCACCCATTCATGAAGAAGAAGAATCTGATAACTGGATGGAAAGGATGATGAGAGGTAGTCTTAACATCATTGGACATGCTTGATCACTACGCCCCCTGGCGGGGGCTATATGATGAGACATTATAAAGTAAATAAAATAGATCACACAGTATTTGAATCCATGGATGAAGTCCCATCAAAAGTGGATATAAAACCCAATTGGCGTAAAGCAAAGGTTGGTGATTGGGTAAAGGCTGATGACGGATGCATAGTCCAGGTACTCAGACGAGGGGACATGATAAAAGACAAGGGTAAGAATAGAGTGCGTAGTTACATAGGTACTTGTACGGGAACGTTTGTCTGCTTGGCACGAAATAAGATGGACACATCAAAGAGAAGGAATATTTACTCAATTGGTGGGGAATTATCTGCGGAAGAGAGGGTCACCTCCCGAACTACGCTCTCGAAAAGCGAGGTATTGTTTGTTCAGTACCTCTCCTCTGGACTCTCTGCACAGCACGCATATCTCAAGGCATTCCCCACCAATAACCCTTATTATGCAAACACCAAGTCTGCGAGTCTCATTAAAACAGAAAGGATCGTAAAAGCAATGAAGAGAGAATTAGAACCGATAGTAAAAGAATTAGGTATTAGCCCTAAGTATATCCTTGATAGGATAAAGGCAGAGGCTGATAATGGAGATAAGGCAGATGTGCGCCTAAAAGCACTGTTTAAACTTTCTGACATACTGGATCTAGAGGATAAATCCAGTACAAAGGTAACACAAGTAACCGGAGCGTTGTTTCAAGGGTTCTCAGAGGATCAACTTGAGGCAGTAGAACGTCCAAAGGAGATAGAAAATGGCTAATGGAGAAAAAACTCAAGTTAGACATTATGTAGAGCCTTCTGATAGTGCCAATGTTGTAGATTATCTTATAGACTTTTTTAATAGACCTGATATTCCAGAGTTATATTCAGAAAAAGTAGCAGGTATACCAGTAAGGGAAGATAAGAGTTTAGATGAAAGAAAAAGGACAGCTGAATATGAAAGAACGCTTAGTCCAGAAGGTGAAATTACTAAACAAGAAATTCTATTCCAGCCTAATGAAGATAGTGAAGGATATGGAAGATGGTGGTATACAAAAAAACAGATACCAGAATTAAGAAATAAGGTATCAGTCAAAAAAGATCCAAGAAATACAATATTACATGAAGCCTTTGGACATGCATTGATGGATGCTCTTTATGGATATCATAAAAAACCTCATTATACTAGAAATGAAGTATTTCCATATATGGTACAAACATATTCAGAACTTAAAAGATTAGAAGAACAAGGCGTTCCAAAGACAAATCGTTCTTATCAAAAAACTTTACATGCATTTGAAGCATTCAGAGAATTGTCAAAAAAACAATTGAAATTAGAGGATGATAGATGAGATATTACTGGGAGGCACTCTTTAGTGTGGAATACTTCCCCTACTGGGAGTTTTCAATGCTAATGATACTACTATTACAGTTAAGTATGTTGTATAGATTGCATAGAATAGAGAAAATTGTGGATAAGTTATAGTTTTTGCTTTGTAATTGCTATTATTTGTATAATAAGGTACAGTAAATGGCAAATATTAATACAAAAGTTGTATCAAAGGCCGAAGAACAGTTAGAATTAGCAAGAAGAGATCTTATAGCGTTCGGTAAATTGTTTCTTCCAGAGGATTTCATGCGTTCAGAGACCCCGTTCTTTCATTATGAGGTAACAGATGCTCTCATGGACAAGGAACATAGACAGTTGGCTGTCATTCTACCTAGAGGTCATGGCAAGACAGTATTAACTAAGTGCAATATCATGCATGACTTCTGTTTTGCTACCGATCCTCTGTTCTATGGCTGGGTTGCAGCATCATCAAAGATATCCGTACCTAATCTTGACTATATAAAGTATCATATAGAGTATAATGAAAAGGTACAGTATTATTTTGGAGATCTTAAGGGGAGAAAGTGGACTGAGGATGACATTGAACTATCGAATGGTTGTAAGCTTATATCTAAGTCTAACCTTTCAGGTATTCGTGGAGGTGCTAAGTTGCATAAAAGATATGATCTTATTGTTCTGGATGATTTTGAAGATGAGAATAACACCATCACTCCAGAATCGAGATCAAAAATATCTAATCTTGTCACAGCTGTGGTCTTTCCAGCTCTGGAACCTGCGGATGGCAGGCTTAGGATTAATGGAACACCTGTACATTTTGATTCTTTTATTCAAAACATACTTGTTGGACATGATAAAGCAAAGAAAGAAAGAGAAAAATTCAGTTGGAAGGTCATAACCTATAAGGCAATAATGGATGATGGTAGTCCTTTGTGGCCTAGTTGGTTTGGACATAAAGAGATGAAGCGTAAGAAGAAGTTCTATGCTGATTCAGGGCAGCCTCAGAAGTTCTATCAAGAATACATGATGGAGGTTCAGAGTGCAGACGATGCCATATTTACAAGAGAGCATATAAAGCATTGGGATGGGAGTTTTACCCATGATAATGAAACGGGTTTATCATTTATTACGCCTAATGGGCAGGATACTCAACCCTGTAATGTATTTTGTGGGGTTGACCCTGCCACCGATAGTGCAAGGCGTGATAGTGACTTCTCAGTTCTCATGGTAGTAGCGGTCACACCTGAGAATAATATTTATATACTTGATTATACTAGAAAAAGATCTATCCCTGTTGTATCT